ACCATTTGGTCATATGCAATTTGAAAGGTTAAATGATGTTACAGGTGGCACATTGAAAAATATACAATGGGGATATTATGTAGATAGTAACCAAGAGCCATATATAGGAAGTCCGATGTTATTTTACCCTATAAACATCAATACAGGAGGTATATCTTTTGTAGATGCTTTAGACGTAAATGGGGTGGCTTCAAGTCATAAAGAATTAACTAATGTAAATTTACCATTTAATAGTGTTGATGAAAACCCTGCTGTAAGTTTACATCAATTAAATTTTAATCTTGAATTTAGTGAATGGACTCGGACTACTGAATTTACTAAGAGTTTATTTCAAGAATATTACTCTGCTTATATTTCACAAGTATTTGATAGTAAGAATCGACTAACAAAAATTAAAGCAAGACTACCATTAAAGATATTACTTAATTATTCATTGGCAGATAAATTTGTAATAAACGGAACAGATTATAGAATAAACAGTATCACTACAAACCTAACAACAGGCGAAGCAGATATAGAACTATTAAACATATGATAAAACACATATTAGAGATGCTACCCTATGTAGAGGGAGGATCAGAACTTATAGACATAGCAAAGGGTAAATACAAATACCCTGAAACATTTAGAGAAACATTTAAAATAATAAGGGAATGGCACAAAAATTAATAATGGAGTTGGAAGCTCGTACAGACAAAGCCGAAAAAAACATAGAAAACATAAACAAGGATATAGAGCAAGTAAACAAAAACCTTGAAAAAACTGAAAAAGGTTTTGAGGGTGTAGAGAAAGCAACAAAAGATACAGCACAAGGTGTAAGAAAAATAGGCACAACACTTAAAGCTATAGGTATCGGTCTTTTATTAGCAGCGTTTACAAAACTTAAAGAGGTATTTCAGGAGAATCAAAAAGTAACAGATGCTTTTAATACTACTTTTAATTTCTTATCTATAGCCTTTAATGACTTTTTTAATTTCTTGGATGCTAACATAGGCACAGTAGTAGGTTTTTTTAAGTCTATATTTGAAGATCCAAAACAATCCGTAATAGATTTTGCAACTACTATAAAAGATTTTTTATTAGGCAGAGTGCAAATGGCATTAGAGGGTTTTGGCTTATTAGGTCAAGCTATAAAGAAAGTTTTTGAAGGTGATTTTTCAGGTGCTTTGCAAACTGCTGTAGAGGGTGCTTCACTACTAAACAGAGGTTTAAACCCATTAGCTATGGCAGGAGAAAAAATAGCAGAGGTTTTTCCAAAAGTTACTAAAAGTATCACAGAATATGCGAAATCTACATTTAATTCTGCTAAAGCACAAACAGAAGCTAACAAGGCAGCAGAGATAGCAGTAGCAAGGAACAGAGTAATATTAGAACAAAAAGATAGAGAAGCTGAATTACTAAGACAAATAAGAGATGATGATTTAAGAACTATTGATGAAAGAATAGAAGCAAATAATAAATTAGGAGAAGTTTTAGCTGAACAAGAAAAATTAATGTTAGCAAATGCAGATGCGTTAATTCTTGCAGCAGAGTTGCAACTTAAAAAAAATAATAATGATGCAAATCAAATAGCACTTTTAGAAGCAAAAGCTGAAAAAGAAGCTGTACTTGCACAAATAACAGGATTTAGATCAGAACAATTAGCAAACGAAAATGCTTTATTAAGAGAAAATATTGAGATAGAACAAGAGGTAGCAGATGCAAAAGCAGCGATACAAGATGCAGCTATGGATAATGCTATGAGAGGTTTTCAGTTGCTTGGTAAAGTAGCAGGTAAAAATAGAGCATTACAAGCAGCAGCAATTATTGGAGAAAACGCATCAGGTATAGCACGACAAGTAATAAATACAAGAGCAGCAAATGCAAAGGTTACAGCTAAATACGCATTATTACCTGGTGGTGTAGCTTTAGCAGCAGCAGAAAAGGCAATAAATAATGTATCTTTAGGTATTGGTATTGCTACATCTGTTTTGGCTACAAGTCAAGCTCTTAAAGCACTTAAGTCAGGAGGTAGTGCTACAAAACCAAATATTAATACAAGTGAACCTACACCTGCACAAGCACCTGCATTTAATATAGTAGGACAAAGTACAACAGACCAATTAGCTGATGTTATTGCAGGACAAACAGGACAACCTGTAAGAGCTTTTGTAGTTTCTAATGATGTAAGCACAGCACAAGAACTTGACAGAAATATTATTGAGGGAGCAAGTATAGGATAAACAAAATAATAAATTAATACGTTATATATATATGAGAATCGTTGAACTTATTTTAGAAGATGATGAGCTTACAGGAATAGAAGCTATATCAGTAGTAGAGAATCCTGCAATAGAAGAAGATTTTATAGCACTAAAAAGCGAGGAAATAAAACTTGCTGAGGTCGATAAAGACAAACGTATCTTAATGGGTGCTTTACTTGTTCCTAACAAACCTATTTATCGTAAAAAAGGCGAGGAAGAATATTACATATATTTCTCAAAAGACACAGTAGAAAAAGCATCACAGCTTTATTTAATGAACGGAAACCAATCAAAAGCTACTTTAGAACACCAACACACGATCAACGGACTAACATTAGTAGAATCTTGGTTAGTAGAAGATGAGGTACACGATAAATCAAGAAAATATGGTTTAAATGTTCCTGTAGGTACTTGGATGGGTGCTGTAAAGGTAAACAACGATGAAATATGGAACAACTTTGTAAAAACAGGTAAAGTTAAAGGATTCTCGATAGAGGGTTACTTTGCAGACAAAATGGAAAGACCACAAGAGCCTGTAAATGACTTTGAACAAGAAGCAGAAGAAAAATTATCTGTTATTAGGGCAATTATTAGAGATGGCGAGAAAAGTAATTAGTGTTTACGTCAAACCAAAGAAAAAATCACATCCACACAGCAAAAATGCGAGTGTAGGACAAAATAAATATAAAAAACCATATAAAGGTCAAGGAAGATGAGTATAAAAAAAACAATAAGTAAAATGCTTTTCAGCAAAGAGAGAGTAGAGTTAAATGCTATAGATGATATGAAAAACATAGCAAACTCTTTGAAAAAAGATTATGAAAAACAATCTACAGAATTAAAAAACTTAAAAAATGCTACAAAACAAATTAGAAATAAATTTGTAAAAATTACACAAGATGCAGCAGGTTTGCCTAAATTATATTCTGATACAAAAAAAAAGATAGATGAATTAGGTGTAGATATGCCAAATGATTTTAGAAAAAATTATGAAGATGCATCAGAATTACAACAAAAAGCAAATGATATAGTTGGCGAATTAGGTAGAATTGATGCAATGATACAATCTTTATAATGAAAAAATTTAGAACACCAAGCAAGACAAGTCCAAGAGGAGGGCGTAGAGGTTGTTTATGTAAAGATGAAACCTATTCAGTTAAGTGCTGTAAGGGTAATATAATAAATCAAGGAATCGGTAAAATATAAAAATGCAAATATAAATTTTAACACGTTATAGTAATATGAAATCAACAGAAATCTTAAACAAAATCAAAACTTTCTTAGGAGAGGAGCGAATAGAGCAAGTAGAAGAACAAGTTGAGGAAACTCAAGTTGAAAAAACTCAATTAGAAGAATCTCAAGAGAAAGTCGAGTTAGCACAAGCTAAACTTGATAATGGTACAGTATTAGAAGCTGAGGCTTTTGAAGCAGGAAACGAAATCTTTATTGTTAGTGAAGATGAAAGAGTAGCAGTACCTGTAGGCGAATATCAAATGGAAGATGGTCAAATCTTAGTAGTAAGCGAGGAGGGAATCATTGGAGAGATTAAGTCAGCAGAGGAAGAAGAAGTAGAAGCTGAAGAAGAAGAAATGGCTTATGTATCAAAAGAAGAGTTTGAATCAGCCGTTGAAGAAATCAAAGGTATGATAAACGAGCTTAAAAAGGATAAAGAAGAAATGGCTGAAGTAGAGGAGCAAGTAAAACAAGAACTTAGCGAAACTCCTGCTGTAGAGCCTATTGCTCACAATCCTGAAGCACAAGAGAAATTTAAAGTAAGATTCGGAAATAACCGAAAAGAGACTGCTTTAGATAGAGTAATGAAAAGATTAACCAATAATTAAAATTAAATAAAATGCCAAATCCAACAATTACAAGTAGTAGTTACAATGGTGAATTCGCAGGTAAATATTTAGCAGCGAGTTTGCTTACGGCAAAAACTTTAGATGATGCTGCGATAACTATACTACCAAACATTAAGTACAAAGCTGCTATGAAAGTAGGGGCTTTCTCTAACTTAGTAAGAAGTGCTGACTGTGATTTTGATTCATCAACTTCAGGTCTTACACTTACTGAAAAAGTATTAACACCTGCTGAGTTACAGGTAAATTTACAAATCTGTAAGAAAGAATTACACGCAGATTGGGAAGCTGCTCAAATGGGCTTTTCTGCTTTTGACAACTTACCTCCACTATTCTCTGATTTCGTTATCGCAAGAGTAGCTGCTGAGGTTGCAAGTGCTACTGAATCATCTATTTGGGGTGGATCAGCAGGAGAGGGTAACTTTGACGGTTTTGTTACATTAGCAACAGCAGATTCTTCTGTAGTAGATGTATCAGCAGGAACAGTTACTTCAGCTAACGTAC